GCAGATTTTTTAGACGCTGTTGGTTTACCTGGTCCTGCTATAGGACATATCAACATGTTCTTGGGTCACTCAGATACAGGGAAGACTACCGCAGCAATCAAGGCAGCTGTTGATGCTCAGAAAAAAGATATTCTACCTGTTTTTATTATCACAGAACAAAAATGGAGTTTTGAACATGCGAAACTCATGGGATTTCAGTGTGAAGAAGTTGTAGATACTGAAACAGGTGAAATGGATTGGGATGGACTCTTCCTTTTCAACAACAATTTCAGTTATATTGAACAAATTACAGATTATGTCAATCAACTTTTAGATGCCCAAGAAAAAGGGGAACTGAATTATAGTTTGTGTTTTATATGGGATTCAGTTGGTTCTGTTCCCTGTAAGATGACTTACGAAGGTAAAGGTGGTAAACAACACAACGCTTCAGTATTATCTGATAAAATAGGAATGGGTATCAACCAAAGAATTTCAGGCTCACGTAAAGCGGATACCGAATACGAAAATACTCTTATCATAATCAATCAACCGTGGGTTGAACTTCCCGATAATCCATTTGGTCAACCAAAAATTAAAGCCAAGGGTGGAGAATCAGTTTGGTTGAACTCTTCACTTGTTTTTCTTTTCGGAAATCAGAAAGGTGCTGGAACAACGAAGATAACAGCTACTAAAGATAAACGTAGTGTGAAGTTTGCGGTGAGAAGTAAGATATCGGTTATGAAAAATCATATCAATGGATTGGGATATGATGACGGAAGAATCATAGTTACACCACACGGATTTTTGGCGGGTAAAGATTCTACTGAAGAGAAGGCTTCAATTGAAGCGTATAAGAAAGAATATGCGGACTATTGGAAAGATATTATAGGTGCGGAAGGTGATTTTACACTTACAGAAGAAAAAGAAGATTGATTGTTCACCTTAAAAGGATTATGTGTCTAAAACATTATTAGTAGATGGTGACAACCTTTTCAAAATTGGTTTTCACGGAGTCAAAGAACTTTATAACGATGGTTCCCATATAGGGGGAGTTTATCATTTTATCAATACCATCAGGAAATTCCTCGAAGAACACAACCACGACAAGGTAATAGTATTTTGGGACGGTGATTCAAACTCTTCCGTGAGAAAAGGGTTGTATCCACAATATAAAGGAAATCGTCGGCAAGATATGAACGAATACAAATACGAATCCTACCTTCAACAAAAAGCTAGGGTAAAGATGTATTTGGAGGAGGTATTCGTACGACAGGTAGAAATGAAAGATAATGAGGCAGATGACCTAATTGCTTACTATTGTCAAATTGCGACCAATGAGGACATTATTATCTTTTCTGCGGATAAAGACCTAACCCAACTTATAAGCCAAAGAGTGACCATCTATTCCCCTGTGGCGAAGAGGTATTTTAAAAATGGGGATAAGGTAACAATCAATAAGGTCGACATCCCACATTATAATATTACTCTCACCAAAATTTTCACAGGAGATAAATCGGACAATATTGATGGTATTGAAGGTTTAGGGGAAAAGACTCTTGTTAAATTATTCCCTTTTATGCTTGAGAGACCATGCAGTATTGAAGAAATTTTGAGTTATGCACGAAATATAAAGCAAAAGAAATTACCTAAATCTTTGGAAAATATTTTGACTGGACGGACTAAAAGTGGTATACTTGGAGAAGAGTTTTACGTTGTGAATCAAAGGATTGTTGACCTTCATAATCCCCTCATAAATCAAGAAGGTAAACAACTTGTGGAACAAATTCATACCGATATTATGGACCCAACTGACCGAGGTTATAAAAATCTAATGAGGCTGATGATGGAAGACGGCCTATTCAAATACCTACCAAAAAACGATGAGGCGTGGGTAAACTTCCTAAAACCATTTATGAAACTAACAAGAAAAGAAAAACGAAACACAAAAAAATGAAAAACATGAAAGAACACGACAGCATCAAGATGGAATTTTTGTTGACCCTGAACGACAACATTGTTGTTCAAAGATTCTTCAACGTTAAAGGGTTTAACCCCGATGCAAAGAACTCCACAGAGTTTTATTATTTCATCAAATCATTGTCCGAAGAACTACAGTATTACCTAAAAATGAAGACGGTAATTTATATGATGGACAATATGGAGGCGATTATTCACGACCCAAAGATTATGGAGACATCCTTCACAGAAGGCCCTGAAAACTTTTATCTATCGGTGAAAGTTGGAGACCAGACAATTTGTCAGAGAATTTTCGATGGAAAAAAGTTTCCACCAAAAGTTCGTTACACGGTTGACGTAAGACCATATTTGAAGGATGTTCTTAAAGAACTGACTGACATTTTTTCAAATTCCGAATTATCTTACGAATATTGCGGAATTGATTTGAGAGATTGATATTTAAAATAAGAGGGGATATTTTCTTTGGCTATGAACAAAAACTTTGACTACTTAGGTAACACGTTTCAAATACAACTTATCATCCAACTAATAGAGGATAAAGATTTTGCATCCTCAATTGTCGACGTTCTTGAGCCATCGTATTTTGATAACAAATACTTCAAAATTATCATTCAGATGATTAAAGAATATCATCTGAAATATGAGGCTTCTCCCAATTTTGAAACAATCGAACAAATTGTTAGGGCTGAAGTAACGCAAGAATTAGTTGTCAAAATTGTATTAGATACTTTAAAACAAATCAAAGACGCACCCGTTGAAGGAGCTCAATTCGTTCAAGAGAAAGCTTTGAAATTCTGTAAACAACAGGAATTAAAAAAGGCTATGGATAGAGCCCAAAAAATAATTACTGAAGGAGACTTTGAATCTTACGATAAAGTTGAAGGGTTAGTTCGGGAGGCTTTACAAGTTGGAGAAATTGAAAAAAATGTCTCTGATATATTTTCAGGATTAGATACCGTTTTGGAGGATGATTACAGGCACCCTATACCAATGGGTATTACTGGAATTGATAGGTTATTGAAAGGTGGATTGGCTAAAGGTGAAATCGGAGTCATTCTTGCACCAACAGGTGTTGGTAAAACAACAATACTCACTAAAATAGCAAACACAGCATTCAATCATGGATATAACGTTCTTCAAATATTTTTTGAGGATAATCCTAAAATAATACAGAGAAAACATTTTACAATATGGACTGGTGTCGAACCTGATAATTTAGCGGCTAATAGAGAGAAAGTTATGGAGAAAATATCAGAGATTCAAGACACTATGAAGAACAAATTGATTCTCAAAAAGTTGGCATCAGATACAGTAACCATGGGTCAAATCAAGAACCAAGTTAGGAAAATGATTGCTGAGGGTAACAAGATAGATTTAATACTTTTGGATTATATTGATTGTGTTCTTCCTGAACAGAGTGCAAAAGACGAATGGAAAGCTGAGGGTTCTATTATGAGAGCATTCGAAGCCATGTGTCACGAATTGAACCTTGTCGGTTGGACAGCTACCCAAGGTAATAGAAGTTCAATTTCGTCTGAAGTTGTTACGACAGACCAAATGGGAGGTTCAATCAAAAAAGCACAAGTGGGTCACGTAATCATCACTGTCGCTAAAACCCTACAGCAGAAAGAGATGAATCTTGCGACAATTGCCATCACAAAATCTCGTCTTGGTAAAGACGGGGTTGTTTTTGAGAATTGTAAATTCAATAATGAATTACTCGAAATTGATACTGAATCGTCAATCACATTCTTAGGATTTGAAGAACAACAAGAAGAAAGAAAAAAAGACAGAGTCAAAGAATTATTGGAGAAAAGAAAACAACGTGAACAACAAAAAAGTACCTAATTAAATATCTACTTTTTTCAAAAAAAACTTATTTTTTTTTAATTAAATTTGTGGTCGGTTTACAGCCGACCATATATTTAATAAGAAAATCACCGATTTTTTAAATAAAATCATTTTACAAAAAAATTTTAAAAATGGACATTTCAAACAGAATTTTATCAGACATCACGGTGTACATGAAGTATGCTAAGTACATCCCTGAGCTGAAGAGAAGAGAGACATGGCAAGAGCTTGTAACAAGAAACATGGAGATGCATATCAAAAAGTATCCCAAATTAGAAAAAGAAATCCGCGAGAACTACATGTATGTTTACAGAAAACAGGTTCTACCATCAATGAGGTCAATGCAATTCGCAGGTAAACCTATCGAAATTTCACCACACAGAATCTACAATTGTGCGTATGCTCCTGTAGACGATTGGAGAGTATTCTCTGAAATTATGTTCTTATTACTCGGAGGTACAGGTGTGGGGTACTCTGTTCAAAAACATCATGTTGATGTGCTTCCTGAAATAAGAAAACCAAATAAAGATAGGGGAAGAAGATGGTTAGTGGCTGACTCAATAGAAGGATGGGCCGATGCGGTCAAGGTGTTAGTAAAATCATATTTCTATGGGGGTTCTTACATCCAATTCGACTTCAGCGACATCAGACCAAAGGGGGCTCGATTAGTTACCTCAGGTGGAAAAGCACCTGGACCTCAACCACTTAAAGAGTGTCTTATCAAACTTGATGGTATTCTTGATTCAAAAAATGACGGAGATAGACTTAGACCGATTGAAGTTCACGACATGGTATGTCATATTGCTGATGCAGTTTTAGCGGGTGGTATCAGAAGGGCGGCTTTGATTTCTTTGTTCTCTGCAACAGATGAAGAAATGATTGGTTGTAAAACCGGTTCATGGTGGGAGCATAATCCTCAAAGAGGTAGAGCTAATAACTCGGCCGTATTACTTCGTCACAAGGTTACAAAAGAGTATTTTATGGACCTTTGGAAAAAAATTGAACTTAGTAAGGCGGGTGAACCAGGAATTTATTTGAGTAATGATAAAGATTGGGGAACCAATCCATGTTGTGAAATTGCTCTCAGACCATTCCAATTCTGTAATTTAACGGAGGTGAATGTATCAAATGTTGTATCACAAGAGGATTACGAGGACAGAGTAAAAGCTGCTTCGTTCATTGGAACACTCCAAGCAGGATATACTGACTTCCATTATTTGAGACCTATTTGGCAAAGAACGACTGAAAAAGACGCCCTCGTTGGTATTTCTATGACAGGTATTGGTTCAGGTGCGGTTTTAGGTTTGAATATGAAAGCAGCCGCAAAAGTTGTAAAAGAAGAAAACAAAAGAGTTGCTGACATCATTGGTATCAATCCTGCTGCAAGAACAACAACAGTTAAACCAGCGGGTACAACCTCTCTAACACTCGGTACGTCATCAGGTATCCACGCATGGCACAATGATTATTATGTACGAAGAGTAAGAGTCGGTAAAAACGAATCAATCTATTCTTATTTGAAAGACAATCATTCAGAATTAGTTGAAGATGAATACTTTAGACCTCACGACACAGCTGTTATTGGTATACCACAGAAAGCACCAGAAGGGTCAATTTTGAGAAACGAATCACCAATTCAACTGCTCGAAAGAGTTAAAAGAGTTCAACAAGAATGGATTAAACCAGGACACAGAAGTGGTTCAAACGCACATAATGTATCGGCAACAGTATCAATCAGAGAACATGAATGGCCCGCAGTTGGCGAATGGATGTGGGAAAATAAAGAATATTATAATGGTTTATCGGTTTTACCATATGACGGAGGAACTTACATTCAAGCACCATTTGAAGATTGTTCAAAAGAAAAATACGAAGAGTTGATGAAAACACTACATGATGTTGATTTATCCAAAATTGTAGAAATAGATGATAATACAGACTTATCTGGTGAGGCGGCATGTGCTGGTGGGGCTTGTGAGGTAAAATTTGTATGATGAAAAAACATTCAGAAAATAAAAGGGAGAAGCTAAAACTTCTCCCTTCTGATTTTTATGTGGAAAATGGTATGAAAGTTATGAAAGAAGAGTACCATATCAGAAGAGGATATTGTTGTGGTTCGGGATGTAGGTACTGTCCGTATTTTCCAAAAGGACAAAAAGGTAATACTTTAGTAAAAAAATAATCAAAGTATATTTATGGGATATGGCAGACGGAACAACCTATGGTATAAAATTCCCATTCAATGATTCTTTTAGAGGAGACTTTCTTGAATTAACTGAATATACGTCTCAACAGATAAGGGCAGATTTAATTCATCTTATTTTGACAAGGAAGGGGTCGCGTTACTATTTACCTGAATTTGGAACAAGAATATATGAATTTGTTTTTGAGCCTTTGGATGGTTTGACATTTCAAGCTATTGAGTCAGATATTAGAGATGCAATACAAAGATTTATGCCTAATTTATTGGTAAATCAGATTACGATTGAACCAGCGGATGAATCTATGGAAGTAAATAGGGAAATGGGACAAATTACTGCAGATGAAACTGCCAGACTTTATGATGTTTATAGATTACCAGGAAAAGGTACTTCAGAATATACTGCAAAAATAAAAATAGATTATTCGACAAATGCTCAAACATTTGCCGAAAGTGATTTTATAATTATCAATATTTAAAAATAATGGCTAACCGTCAAATATCATATACGTCAAGGGACTTTGCGTCAATTAGGGTTGAACTCCAAAACTATGTAAGAACTTATTACCCTGAACTGATTCAAGATTTCAACGACGCATCAGTATTTTCTGTTTTTTTGGACTTGAATGCTGCGGTAGCAGATAACTTACATTATCATATTGATAGGAGTATTCAAGAGACTGTTTTACAATATGCTCAACAAAAAACTTCAATATACAATATAGCTAGAACCTACGGTTTGAAAATTCCAGGTATGAGACCTTCAGTCTCATTGGTTGATTTTTCGATAACAGTTCCAGCATTTGGAGACAAAGAAGATGAAAGATACTTAGGCACATTGGTAAGAGGGTCACAAATCATAGGTTCGGGATTAGTCTTTGAGAATGTAGAGGACATAGATTTTTCATCACCTTATAATTCTCAAGGTTTCCCTAAT